CGTCTACGCAGAGCCACACACTATGGATGGTAAGGCAATGAAGATTTCCTCCACCCCCGGCAAAGAGCCAAACCGCAGCAAAGCCGACACGGTCAATATGAGCGTTGGCAACATCAGCAAAGCTGCTGGTAATCAGCCTATCAAAACCGACGGCATTAAAATGCGCGGTACAGGCGCGGCTACCAAAGGCTTGATGTGTAGAGGCCCGATGGCATGAACTACACCGAGTTGTATAACACGATTCAAACATACACGGAGAATCAATTCCCCGATGTATACCTTGCGAGTGGGGGTACGGTTAATGCAACTACGCAGATAAACACGTTTATCACGCAGGCTGAACAACGTATATACAACTCAGTTCAGTTCCCATCCCTTCGTAAGAATCAATACACTGCGATCACGTTAAACAACAAGTACATATCTTTACCAAATGATTTCTTGGCTGTGTATTCTTTGGCGTTGGTGACGGGAGCTACTGGTAGCCCTATTAACTTGGACACAGGCACGTTTGAGTACCTACTTAACAAGGATGTGAACTTCATCCGTCAGGCGTACCCAACGCCAAACGATACAGGCGAGCCAAAATACTACGCCTTGTTTGGCCCGACAATTGTCAGTTCAGCAATTACAACTGAGTTGTCTCTTATTGTTGGCCCAACACCTGATGCCGCGTATTACGTAGAGTTGCATTACTACTATTACCCTGAGTCAATCACTACAGCAGTTACAACTTGGCTTGGTGACAACTTTGACACTGTACTGTTGTATGGCGCACTGGTTGAAGCCTACACTTTTATGAAGGGTGAGGCGGATGTAATTGCTGGATACGACATGAAGTACAAAGAAGCCCTTGCACTGGCTCAACGTCTTGGTGATGGCATGGAACGTAGTGATGCATATCGCAGTGGGCAGTATCGTCAAATGCCTTTGCCTCAAAATAACGGGGTGCGTTAATGGCATTTACCGGTAACTTCTCTTGCAATGTTTTTAAAACTGGGTTGATGAACGGTACGTTCAACTTTACTTCGGGGACGTTCTATATTGCACTCTATACCAATGCAGCCACACTTGATGCCTCTACCACGGCTTATACGGCTACGGGCGAGGTTGTGGCTTCTGGGTACACGGCTGGTGGGTTGGCACTCACGATTGCCCAAACTCCCACGGTAGGCAACTCAGGCAGCACCGCTTTTATCTCTTTTAACAACGCAGCTTGGACTTCGGCTCTTACTTCGCGGGGTGCTTTGATCTATCAAAACGGTGGTGGAAACCCCGCAGTTTGCGTTTTAGACTTTGGCGCAGACAAGACATCAACCACAACATTCACGGTACAGTTCCCCGCTGTATCAAACACATCGGCAATCATAAGGATAGCGTAATGGCACTTGTAACCACAACCAAAGGCGACATGGACGATTCTTTGCTTGAAAAGCGAGAGGGTACAGTCGATAATGACGACGAAACCACTTCATGGGTTGAGTACTGGCTAGAGGGTGAGCTTGTTCACCGTTCTGCCCATGTAACTTTGAAAAAAACCGTAACGCTTACTAGCTCAGTGGCATCTTTTTAAGGAACTATCATGGCAAATACTCAATCGATGTGTACTTCTTTTATGAGCCAGCTTATGCTTGGTGAGCATCAGCTTGGCACTGCAACACTTGTCTCACGTACCAGCTTAACCGCACCCACTACAGACACGCTCAAAGCGGCTTTGTACTTGACATCTGCAACAATAAATGCCTCTACCACGGCTTATACGGCGACTGGCGAAGTGTCTGGTACAGGTTATACCGCTGGCGGTGTGACGGTAACGAACGCCGTGGCTCCGACTTCGACCAACAGTTCAGCAACTGCTGGTGTAGCATTTTTTACGCCTTCAGCTTCACTTACCTACACCACGGTAACACTGTCTACGGCTTTTGATGCTGTGTTGATTTATAACTCAACTCAAAGTAACAAGGCTATCAGTGTTCACACGTTTGGTTCACAGACCATCACGGCAGGCACTTTTACGTTGACGATGCCAGCAAACACTACATCAGCGGCGTTAATTCGCTTGGCAACAACCTAAGCGGAGGCGGCGTAAGCCGTAGACCATGTTTGGTATATCCGCATTTGCAGAAGCCCCATTTGCGTCTATTGCCGGAAACGTAGTCGTCGTTGCCCTGACGGGCGTGTCTGCTTCTGGGAATGTTGGCACAGTCACAAATGGTGGCGTAGTAGTTGCACTGTCCGGCGTAGAGGCATCCGGCCTTGTTGGTGGGGTAATCTACAACGAGTCGGACGCAGTGTCTACTGCTGTAGCCGAAGGTTTCGTTGGTGCAGTAGAACCTGCAATTTCCGTTGCCTTGTTGGGCGTAGAGGCTTCAGGTTTTGCGGGGACGGTAACTCACGCTAAAGAAGTCGCAATAACTGGGGTTCAGGCGGTTGGAAGCGTTGGAACGGTTGAGCCGATTGTTTCACCTGCCTTGACAGGTGTAGAGGCTTCAGGCGCTTCAGGCGCTTTAGGCGTTCCTATTGTTGGTCAAATAGCTTTTGGCGATGTAGGGTCTGTAACTCCAAGCCAGTCTGTGGCGGTATTAGGTGCGGCGGGTTCTGGTGAAGTTGGTACGGTATCTTCCGCAATTTCTGTTGCCTTGACAGGTGTAGAGGCTTCAGGTTTTGCAGGGACAGTAATCCCCGGTAAAGAAGCTGCGTTGACAGGAGTGGTGGCTTCTGGGGCTGTAGGTACAGTTGGTGTTACATACACCAATGCCTTGACGGGCGTGGCGGCTTCTGGTGCTGTTGGTACAGTAATTCCAAGTAGCACAGTTGCGCTGACAGGAGTGGTGGCTTCGGGCGCGGTGGGCACGCTAGCTTTTGAAAAAGCGTTTGCTATAACAGGTGTTCAAGCAGTTGGAAGCGTTGGTTCGGTTGGATTAGTTGTTTCACCTGCTTTGACTGGGGTTCAGGCCGCTGGTTCTGTAGGAAATGTAATTGCTATATATTGGCAGTTGGTTGATGACAGCGAAACCTCAAACTGGCAAAATGTCAACAATTCTCAAACTGCTGGCTGGGCACTGGTAAACAATGCGGAGACATCCAACTGGGCTTTGGTAGATAACTCAGAGACACCTAATTGGGCGTTGGTAGACAACGCAGAAACATCCAACTGGGCTTTGGTTGAAACAGATTAAGGACACACATGGCACTCGTACTTGCAGATCGCGTAAAAGAAACTACCACCACGGCTGGTACGGGGACAGTGACGCTTCTTGGGGCGTCTGCTGGGTTCCAATCTTTTGCTGTTATTGGTGACGCCAACACCACTTACTACACCATTGCAGCCCAAACCGGCACAGAGTGGGAAGTTGGTATTGGTACTTACACCTTGTCAGGTACAACCTTAGCCAGAACAACGGTGCTGTCAAACAGTTCTGGAACACAACCTTCCGCGTTGAGTTTTTCAGCGGGCACAAAAGACGTATTTGTAACGTATCCCGCTGCAAAGTCAATCAATGAAGATGCTTCTGACAATGTGGGGATTGGTACAAGTGCGCCCACAGACAGACTTGACATTCGTTTTGCAACTGGGACAGGAAATGTAAAAGCTGGTGTAGTTGGTGGAAATAATGTAAAGCTTTACAACACTACTGGAGATATAACTTTACTTTCATCAGACGCATCATCGGATGTAACTTTAGATAGCCAGCGCAACATTTTATTTAGAACAGGTAATACTGAACGTGCCCGTATCACCTCAACAGGTGGCGTATCTTTTGGAGCAACTGGAACAGCATACGGAACGTCAGGTCAGGTTTTAACTTCGGCAGGAAATGCTCCTCCAAATTACATAAACCAATCCAGTATTGCTGCTGGCTCTGCAACTAATGCTACTTTGGCTACAACTGCAACCCTTGCAACTTTGGCTACTTTGGCTACTTTGGCTACTTTGGCTACGCTGGCTACAACAGCAACCACGGCAAACGCCACAGCGGCGGCTTTGACAGCAGGTTCGTTTTTAACAAGTGGTGGTACTTTTAACGGTTCAACTGCCCGCACGTTTGCTGTTGATGCAACCAATCTAAATACAGCCAGTAAAGTTGTTGCCCGAGACGCATCGGGTAATTTCAGTGCAGGAACAATTACGGCAACTCTGAGTGGCGCAGCTTCATCCGCAACCAATGCTACTTTTGCTTCTTCAGCAACCAATGCTACTTTTGCTTCATCCGCAACCAACGCTTCAGCAGCAACCAATGCCACCTTTGCTTCATCCGCTACCAACGCCACTTTTGCTTCGTCTGCAACCAACGCCACTTTTGCAACGACAGCAACGACTCTTAATTCTTCAAACTACATCCAAAGAACAGGCTCATCTGGAAATTTAAATACCGATTTCCAAAACACTCCCGCTGGCTCCACAAGAATCCAAGGAGATGATGCAGGTTTATCGAATAGCCCAGGTGGTACATGGTGGTTTTATGACAACATGCGTCATTACAATGGAAGTAACTATTGGGGTACTCAGGTTGCGTGGGGATGGGAAGATAACGCTAATAGACTTGCAACCCGAAATGTGCAAGCCAATAGTTTTGGTAGTTGGGTCTACTACCTTAATTCAAGTAACTATACTTCCTATGTTGCACAGCTTTCGACAGCAAGTGGTTCAGCGCCATCATATTCAGCCCGTGCTTGGGTGAACTTTGCTGGATCTAGTGGAGGAATAAGGGCTAGTGTAAATGTTTCATCTGTTACAAGAAATGGTACAGGGGATTACACAGTCAACTTTTCAACTGGAATGTCTGACGCTAATTTTTCTGGTGTTGTGTCTAGTTCTGGTGTTGTAAACGGTCAGCATTTACCTACTTTTCTTGGTAGCCCCGGTAGTAATGATACAAGTTCGCATCCCTCTGCCTCAGCGTTTAGATTTAGTTCCTACAATGTCACAAACTCAGGTTTAAGAGGCGACCCAACAGAAGTTAACGTCGCAGTATTTAGATAAGGATTCAAAATGGATGATGTAGTTATTGTTTATAAAAACAACGCAGACAAAATCACTCTTTGTTTTCCATGTCACGATAGCGGCTTAACCATAGAGCAGATCGCTAAAAAAGACGTCCCCTATAACGTGCCATATAAAGTCTTTCCTAGAGAAAGTTTGCCTGATTTTACGTTTTCAGATGCGTTTGAAGTTGATTTTTCAAACCCCGATGGCTATGGCGCTAATTGGGGTGTTGGCACAACAAAGGATGTTATGGGGTGGAATGAAGACGGGTCTCCAGTTTTAAGGGGCGACGCATGATTACAGTAAACATAGACAAAGCCAAAGTCATAGCGCACACAAAACGCCGTTTAGCTCGTGAGATGGAGTTTAAACCGCATGATGAATTAATGATGAAACAGATTCCCGGCACTGATTTAACTGCTGTTGAAGCGGCAAGGGTGGTAATCAGAGCCAAATACGCGACAATGCAAACTGCTATTGACGCAGCCTCAACAGTAGATGAAATCAAGGCAGTGATGCCACAAGGAGTTTAATTATGAGCAGCACATATTCAAGCAGCCTGCGTGCCGAGCTTATCGGCTCGGGCGACCAAGCCGGTACATGGGGAACCACTACCAACAACAACTTCGCTTACATTTTTGACTCGGCAATTGCGGGAATTAACACTGTAACTGTCACCTCCACTGCGCAGGCTCTGACCTATGTAAACGGGCCGACATCCTCTTCGGCGCTAAATCAGTCCATATATGCCATTTTAAAGTTTAATAGCGCATCTGCGGCAACGGCTATCTACGCTCCGCCAGCACCCAAAATATACATTATTTGGAACAACACCAGCTACACCATCACTATCTACAACTCTACGGTAATTGGTAATACAACGGCTGCGGGTTTAGGCGTAGCAATTCTCACCGGCAATAAGGTCATGGTGTGGTCAGACGGGACAAACTTCTATGAAGTCCAAGCCCAAAACTTAACCGGCACACTTGCTATTGCCAATGGCGGCACAGGTCAGATTACAGCCAACGCTGCGTTCAATGCACTGGCTCCAGCGCAGACAAATAACCGACTACTTCGCTCAGACGGCACAAACACATCATTTGCTCAAGCTGTTCTAACCACTGACGTAACTGGGGTCTTAGGCGCAGCTAACGGCGGCACAGGCATTGCAAATAATGCAGCAGCCACACTAAACCGCAATGGTAACCACGCCCTGACGCTTACAACTTCCGCTACAACTTCCATCACATTACCCACCACAGGCACATTGGCTACATTGGCTGGCACAGAAACACTGACCAACAAAACCCTGACCAGCCCAACCTTAACAGCCCCTGTTCTGGGTACACCCTCTTCGGGCACGCTAACAAACTGCACTTTTCCTACACTTAATCAAAATACCACAGGCAACGCCAATACAGCAACTTTGGCTACGCTTGCAACACTAGCTACTTTTGCGACTTCTGCTGGCTCCGCCACAAATGCAAGCGCCGCCACCAATGCCACCTTTGCTTCATCTGCAACTAACGCTTCTTTTGCTACCAACTCAACCAACTCAACCAACTCAACCAACTCAACTAACTCAACCAATGCAACACTTGCCACTCTTGCAACACTTGCAACACTTGCAACTTTGGCCACCAATGCAACTAATGCGATTGGCAATGGTCAAACTTGGCAAGCTGTAACAAGAACTCAAGGCGTACCTTATACCAACAATACAGGTAAGCCAATAATGCTAAGTATCAACATAGCGGGAACGCCGGGCGCTTTCATCCAATTAACTATTGATGGAGTAACTGGGATTGGTCTTTCAAGCACTAATCAGACTGGCACTTTAACTGCTACTGCAATTATTCCAAATGGCTCGACTTATACTCAAGCTGGCAATACAGCAACCCAAGCGGCTTATGAACTCCGTTAAAGATATAGCCCAACGCACTGTTTAATGGTGAAATGAAATTGACCCACTCAGCATCCTCTTTGCCGCCAATGCCTGCGTCGCTGCAATCAAGCAGGGATGCAAGCTGTACAAAGACGCTAAAACGTCTTTCATGGAGATCAAGAAGACTGTTGATGAAGTTGCTTCAGATGTCAAAGCAGTCAGAGGGTTCTGGGCAAAGCTCTTCGGAACAGCACCCGCCGCCCAAGCCAAGCCTGTGGCGAAAAAGAAGGAAGCCTACGTTGCCGTTGACGAAACCCAAGTCATGGCAGACATCGTTGTCCAGCTTTCCCAGTTTTTTAAACTGCAAGAACAGCTTGCCGACCACATAAGGGAAGAGGAAGAGAAGAGCAAAACAGTCTACGATCCCGACGCTAACCTGATGGAAGCCGCCCTAAAGCGGGTGATGGCTCAAGACCAGATGGCTGCGTTGGAGATAGAGATAAGAGAGGCGATGGTGTACGGCGCTCCTAAAGAGATGGGGGCTTTGTATAGCAAAGTGTTTGATATGCGAGATGTCATCAAGATAGAGCAGGACAAAGCAAGGAAGAAACGGGATGATGAATCATGGCAACGCAAGGAAGAGGAGCGGCTCCTAAGAGAAAGGCAGGCGTACCTGCTGGCGACTTTTCTTTTCCTCCTACCTGTGGCTACTGTTAGCCCTCTTAAACAGGACTGGGAGTTAGTGATGGGTTGGATTGCTGCTTGTTTGCTTGTAGTCGTGTTGTTGCCTCTACTTGGAATGTTGTACATGGATGTGCTGCAAACCAAAAAGGAAGCCCAAACGCAAATTGAAAAGATGGAAAAATTACGCAGAGAAGTTGAAAAGGAAAAACGAAATGATTCCAATAGTCGCATCCCTCCTCGGTAGCCTAGCCGAAAACGGCCTTGGGCTGCTTTCCAGTGCCATCCAAGCCAAAGGCAAAGAGGTAGTTGAGAAAACGCTTGGCGTAAAAATTCCTGACAACCCAACCGCAGAAGATGTCAGCAATCTGCGCCAGCTTCAGTATGAACACGAAGAGCGCCTACTTGAGTTGGGTATTGAGAAAGCCAAGATGGAATTGGCTGAATTGCAGATGTTTGCCGATGCCGCCAAGAACGAAGATGACAACGTAACAGACCGTTGGAAATCGGATATGAACAGTGATTCTTGGTTGTCCAAGAACATTCGCCCCATGAGCCTGATTGCCATCTTTTCTGGGTATTTCCTGTTTGCCATGATGTCTGCCTTTGGCTATAACGCCAATGAGTCTTATGTGTCCTTGCTTGGGCAGTGGGGCATGTTGATAATGGGCGCATACTTTGGCGGCAGAACCATTGAGAAATTAGCCGAAATGAAAGGCAGAAAATGAAAGCCAAGCTAACCTTTTTTGTGACCTTGATGGTCAGCTTTACTCTATGCGTTGTCATTATTGGCATGGTAGCCGTACTGATGGCTGGTTTGTTTGATCCATTGGTTGATAACGCAGAAATATTTAAACTAATTAGTCCAGCGTTCCAAACCATTGTTGGCGGATTTATTGGCTTATTGGCTGGCGTGAAACTGTCGCACGGCGAAACGGAGGAAAAATGAGCTTAAGCACTGAACAAGCTGCGTTTTTGCTGGACATGTGTAAGCTAATCCAGTACGCTACAGACCAAGGATTCGTGGTGACCGGCGGGGAACTTGCCCGTACCCCCGAACAGCAAGCCATTTATGGCGCGTATTGGGAGACTCTGCATCCAAAGAACCGATGGGGCGGCAACTTCAAGTCATTGGTAGATTGCCCTCATTTTGAGCGCAACGTAGGTTAAAGATGCCCTTACAGAAACTCCAGCTTCGCCCCGGTGTAAACAGAGAAAGCACCTCTTACGCCAATGAGGGCGGGTATTACGCATCCAACAAGATTCGGTTTCGCTCAGGTATGCCTGAGAAGGTTGGCGGCTGGGCTAAAGACACAGGAACAAACCTTTCTACGTTACAGCCGACCACAGGTACGCTTTGGGGTGTCTGTCGTGCGTTATGGAATTGGCTCAACTTAACAGGTTACAACTTGTTGGCGCTGGGAACAAACCTCAAATACTATATTCAAAACGGTGTAAATGGCTTTTACTATGATGTAACCCCGCTGCGCAATACAACTACCGCAGGTGAGGCCACCTTTGCCGCTTCTACTGGGTCAACAACAATTACAGTTACCGATGCAGGACACGGTGCGCAAACTGGCGACTTTGTAACTTTTAGCGGCGCAGTTTCTTTGGGCGGTGTTATTACAGCCGCCATACTCAATGCCGAGTTTCAGATTACCTATCTAAGCTCTAACCAGTACACCATCACATCTTCAGTAGCAGCTAATGCAAGCGACTCTGGTAATGGCGGTGGGTCAGTTATTGCCGCTTATCAAATCACAACAGGTAATCCCGTATATACCCAGAACGTAGGCTGGGGCGCTGGTACTTGGGGTGGTCTTATTGTGGGTACAGCCACCACTGCGGTTTCCGGCGGTACGCTTTCAGCAGCTAACACTACCGTCACAGTGACCTCAACAACTGGGTTTTCTACGCCAACTGGCACTCTGTTGATTGACCAAGAGACAATTACCTACACTGGCACAACAGGCACAACATTTACAGGCTGCACTCGCGGAGTCAGTGGTACGGGTTCAGGCGCGGCTACTACACATACAAACGGTACAGCAGTTGTTCAATCCACCACATTTACTGGTTGGGGTGCTTCGGCTCCTGCCGGTCAAGGTGTTGGACAACAGCTTCGCACATGGAGCCAGTCAACCTTTGGCGAGGACTTGATTTTTAATGCCCGTGGTGGTGCGCTGTACTACTGGGCAAACTCTGCGTCAGCAAACACATTTAATCGTGCGCAGCTTCTCGGCCCTAGCGCGTCAATCGTTACAAAATCAGGAACTGTAACTACAGATTCTTCATGCCCAACAGTTGCCAACTTTGTAATGGTGTCAGATTCCTCAAGGTTTGTCCTTGCGTTCGGCGTTAATGATTACGGCAGTGTGGTTCAAGACCCGTTGCTTATCCGCTGGTCTGACCAAGAGAGCTTTGCCACATGGTTTCCGGCTATTACAAACCAAGCAGGTAGCTTCCGTTTAAGTGATGGCTCGCAAATTATTACAGCCATACAGACCCGCCAAGAGATTTTAGTATTGACGGATTCTGCCATTTATTCTATGCAGTACCTTGGCCCACCTTATGTTTGGAGCTTTCAGATTCTGGGTAACAACATATCCATTGCTGGGCCAAATGCAATAGCAACCGCTAACAATATCACGTACTGGATGGGCACGGATAAGTTCTACATGTACTCTGGTCGCGTTCAAACTCTGCCATGCACTTTGCGTCAGTATGTCTACAACGACATAAATTTAACCCAATCCTTTCAGTTTATGGCGGGAACCAACGAGGGTTACAACGAGGTGTGGTGGCAGTATTGTTCTGCCGACTCCGATGTAATTGATCGTTACGTTATATACAACCACTTGGATAATGTTTGGTACTACGGCGACTGGGTTAACTACACCGGCACGGCATTTCAAGGGCGCACTGCATGGCTGGACAGCGCATTACGCGCTTATCCTATGGCGGCAACCTATGGCGTGGCTGGCGGCACTACAAACGCATTACTCGTGTACCATGAAAATGGGGTGGACGACGGCACAGTCAACCCATCAAATCCTATTGTGGCGCAGGTAACCTCATCTGACTTTGACATTGGGGACGGACACAACTTTGGCTTTGTTTGGCGGTTAATCCCTGACCTGACCTTTGACGGATCAAATGTAAACGGGCCAACTGCCATGTTTACGGTACTCCCCCGCGCCAACCCCGGTGCGCCATATGGTGACTCAAACAACCCAGATGTTGTCAGTGCGCAGAACTACCAGAACCAAAGAACCTATGAAATACAGCAGTTTACCCAGCAGGTGTATGTCAGGATTCGTGGTCGTCAGATGGCGTTTAAGGTAAGCTCAGATGAGATTGGTGTCCAGTGGCAGTTGGGTGTACCGCGTATAGATATTCGTCCTGACGGTAGGAGATAAGCATGGGATTAAAAACCGCAACCCAACCGCGTTTACCAGCAGCGCCCGATCAGTATGACCGCCAGTATATGGAGCAGCTTATCAACGTGTTGCGCTTGTACTTTAGCCAACTGGACAACGCCTCTCCCGCTGTGTTTTCTTCTCAAGGCGTTGGGACTACCTCGGTGGTAACTGCATTAACCTGCGCCCAACCTGACTTAACAACTCCCGGCGCAACTGCCAACCCAAGCAGATCTTGCCAATCTCCGCAAGGGCGACATCTACTACGACACCACTGCCGCCAATGTTCTAAAGATCAAAGTATGACCCACACAACCACCACCCCCACTGAATACGTTCAATTTGACGAAGTTGATGACATCTGGATTAGGTCGTACACCATCGAGAAGGCAGGCTGCGGTTTATCCCAGCACGTACATGAACACGACCACGCTACCCTCATTTCTCGGGGTACTATCGAGGCTTGGCAAGACGGGCAAAATATTGGACAATTCACTGCCCCTGCGGTGCTTACGATTCCGGCTGGCAAAAAACACATTTTCAAAGCATTGACAGACGATGTGGTGCTTTGTTGTTTACATAATCTGCGTGGGACTGGCTTAGAGTCGCCCCAATTCAAGGAGTAATTTATGCCAGCGTTTGCCCTAACCGCCGCCGAGATTGCCGCCGCCGAAGCTGCCGCTATTGCTGCTGCCGAAGCCGCAGCGGTTCACGCCGCACAAGTAGCCGCCGCACAAGCTGCACAAGTAGCCGCCGCTGAAGCTGCCACACAAGCCGCCGCACAAGCGGCAACACAAGCTGCCACACAACAAGCCACCACCAGCGGCATTCAAACACTGGCACAAGAAGTTACAGGCACGCCATCCGCAGGAATTGAAGCGTTGAACATGGCGCAAGCACCTGTTACGGGTCAAGTACCCACAGGGATTGAAACGCTGAACTTGGGTCAAGTACCTGTTACGGGGCAAGTACCTGTTACGGGGCAAGTACCTACAGTAGAGGAACAAGTTTTACAAGCCTTCCAAAACGCACAAGCAAACACCCCTAGCATGACGGGGCAGGAATTTTTAAATCAATCCTTTGCTGGCCCCGCTGTTGCGCCACCTGTTGCCCCTCCGCCCCCTCCAGCCCCTACGCTTCCCTCCCTTGGAGGCCCCGGAACAGGGTATCAAGGAAACGCCGTGCAGATTGGGTCAGGAAGTAACGCTACGTCCTACACGCCAGCAGAACTACAAATAATGCAAGGATCAGTACCATCGCCTGCACCAACTTCTGTAAACTCCCTACCACAGGACAGAATGCTTAATTACGGGATGGAAACACAGGGCATAAAGACACCTTTGAATCAAACCGCAACTTACAACTTAACAGGATCAGGGGCACAACCTGCCGCAAAGCCCGGAATGGTTGAGGAGTTTATGAACATGTCGTTGCCAAACAAGCTTCTGACAGGCATGATGGGTGCGACTGGGTACGAGATGCTGAACAAGCCCAAACCTAAAGAAGAAGAAAAGTACAAATCTACGTTTAATCGCAACACATATCAAGCCTACAACCCCGTCCAACCTACTCCTTATCAACCTCGGTATGCTGTTGGCGGCATTGCGGATTTGGGCGACTATTCTGATTACGCTCGTGGTGGTCGCTTACTCAAAGGCCCCGGAGACGGTATGTCTGACGACATTCCTGCAACAATTGCTGGCAAACAACCCGCACGCTTGGCCAATGAAGAGTTTGTGATTCCTGCCGATGTGGTTTCCCACCTTGGTAATGGCTCATCTGAAGCAGGCGCTAAACAGTTGTACAAGATGATGGACAGAATCCGCAAAGCTCGCACTGGCACAAAGAAGCAAGGCAAGCAGATCAACCCTGAAAAGTACCTAGCTTAAATATGCCGCTGTACCACATACCCCCTCATCAACTGCCCACAGTATGGGATAAAGCTGCGCCACTCTTACAAAAGAGTATTGATATCGAACCGGACTTTATAACCATTGAGCAGGTGGAGTACGCAATGCGTACGGGAAAAATGTTTTTGCTTGTGTGGGACGAGCCGGATGAAGGTATTACCGGCGCGGCAGCGGTTGAGTTTATTGACTACCCACGCTATCGTGTGGGGCATGGGGCTTTATTGGGCGGTAAAAGCGTAGTCAAGCCCCACGTATTAGCAGAGTTGGTTGCTTGGATGAAAGCTAACGGGGCTACGGTAGCCCAGTGTTGGTGCCGAAATGAATTGGTTCCCATGTATGAAAAGATGGGTATGGAACAAACCCATCACGTAATGAGGATGAAGATATGAATATCACTAAGCATTTGTTTAGTTGGTTGACTGGCCAAAACTTTACCATGTACCTTGGAGGCGGTGGCGGTGGCGGTGGGCCGAACACAACATACTCACAGACTTCAAACATTCCTGAGTATGCGCAGCCGTATGTTGAAAAAATGTTGGGGTCTGCGCAAGAGGAAATTTTTAGCACAGATCCTGTTACCGGCAAAGAAAGAATAACGCCGTACACGCCTTTTAGCAACGACCCCAGCAAGTATTTTGCCGGGCCATCAAAACTGCAAACCGATGCGCGGACTGCTGCGGGAAATATGGGCGTTACCGCAGAGACTGGGCAAGCTGCAAATATGGCAAGACAGGCGGGGATGGCAGGTTTAGACACTACGTATCAAGCAGGTCAGTTTGGTAATCAGTTCCAAGCCCCCGGTCAATATCAGCCCGGTCAGTTTTCTATGGGTGAGGCGCGAGCACCTGACTTGCAGAATTATCAATTTCAAAACGCTCCGCAAGATGTGCAGTCTCAGCAGTTCAACCAGCAAGCTGCCCAAGCGTACATGAACCCCTACATGCAGTCCGTTGTGGACTTGCAACAACAAGATGCCCAGCGCCAAGCCGATATTGCAACAACAGGACGTAACGCTCAAGCTGTGGGAGCAGGCGCTTTTGGTGGTTCTCGCCAAGCAATTATGGATGCTGAAGCAGCAAAAAACCTTGCTGCTCAAAAAGGTTCTATTCAAGCTACAGGTTTACAAAGCGCTTACGGCCAAGCCCAACAACAGTTTAATGCCGATCAAGCGCAGCGTATGCAAGCGGCGCTTGCTAATCAAGGTATGGGTTACAACGTAGGCTCTCAAAACCTAGCAGCAAACCTTGGTATCCAACAGCTTGGCGCGGGTCAAAACTTACAGGCGCAGTTGGCAAACCAACAAGCGCTGCAACAAGCACAAGGCGCTGCTGAACAATCTCGTCAATTTGGTGCTGGTCAGGGCATGACAGCCGCACAGCAACGCGCTCAATACGGGTTAGCTGGGCAACAAGCAGGCGAGCAATCTCGTCAGTACGGCGCTGGGTTAAGAATGCAAGGACTTCAGACCGGCTTACAGGCGGCTGGGCAGTTGGGTCAGTTTGGTCAAAATATTTATGGCCAGCAGATGGGTATTAACCAGTTGCAAAACCAGTACGGCGCACAGCAACAGCAAGAACAACAAGCCATTATTAATCAGCAGATTCAAGACTACGCAACAGCGCAACAGTATCCCATGCTGCAATTGGCAAACATGAATGCGTTGACGCGTGGTCTGCCTATGCAGTCAGCCACCACTCAGATATATCAAGCCCCGCCAAGCGCAGCTTCACAACTTGCCGGTTTGGGTCTAGCGGGGTATGGCCTGTCTCAATTGGGCGGGTCAGCAACACCAAAAGCCAAGGGCGGTACGGTAAAAGCAAAGAAACGCCCTGCCGGTCTTGCTGAGTTAGCCCTGATGAAAATGCAGTAAGGAACACTCATGCTTAATATAAAAACCCTCACAGATACGCTGTCCGGCATGGACTTGCAGGAGTTGCAAGACTACGCTAGGGTAAATAAGAACGACCCTTACATTGTGTCAATGGCGCTGTCTATGGCAAACACAAAGAAAAAAATAAAGGTTGCACAAGATGGCCAAGCGGGGATGATGCCGCAGCCTAAAGTAGCTGACCAACAAATTGCGCAGATGTCGGCTCCCCCTGTTGCCTGAAGATCAAGGCATTGCCACACTCCCCGCCCAAAACATGCAGAACATGGCAGGCGGCGGCATTGTTGCATTTGATGATGGCGGTGAAGTGCCGGGGTATGCAGAAGGCATATTTACAGGGGCAAAGAAAAAGTATAAGCAGCTTAAGGGGTATGAGTTTGACGGTGGCCCTGAGATGTTTGATAAAGCGCTTAATGCTGAAGGTGTTACAGATCCTAAACAACGGGCATTTTTAAAAGCTATTCATGCACAAGAATCCGATCAAGCCTTAAATGCCCCCACCCGCGATAAGTCAGGCGCAATGGGGCCTATGCAAGTTACTAGAGATGCTTGGACAGATGTTTCTAAAAAAGGTGACGCATTAAAAAGCCGTTCTGACCCGTTTGAAAACATGAGGGCCGGTATCCGCTATGCCTCCACAGGCTGGCAAAAATCAGCCGGAAATCCTGTGTTAGCAGGCGCTTATTACTACGGTGGCCCGGGAGGTTTTGCTAAAGCGCAAAAAGGTGAAGCCGTTGCGTCTTCTGAAGATAAAGGTCAGACAACTTTGCAGTACGGAAAGCAAATTTCTGCAAAATATCTTCAGATGTTGCCGCTGGCTGCGGCAACAGCCGCTCCTGAAATTGCAAAACCTCCTCCTCAAGCCGCGCCGCAAGCGCAAGGTATTGCCACATTGGCAAGCGACCCAACTACGGGTTTTACTGTGCCGCAAGATGTGTTCAGCCCAAGCCCAGAAGAAGAACGCAAGTATGCTGCTGCGCAAGCTCAAGCAGCAGCAGAAGCTAAAAGACGTGAAGCTCTTGTCAGCCAAATCCCCGGTCAAACAGCTAAAGCGCCAGCATTTAAAGACACCAACACTTACTTTGGTGGTGTTGCTGACAGAATGGGTATACCCTTAGAAGTTCAGCGCAATGTTGCCAACACAATAAATGCAACGAGTGGGTTTACTGCGCCTATTGGCGGCGTTAACCGTGCGGCTGCAACTGTTTCCAAAGGGCTTGAGCCTACGGCAGAGATGATTCAAAAAGCTGCGCAAGCAAAACAAATTGCCGAAACGCCTCGCATTCTTCCCCCTGCCAAAGCGGGACTTGAAGCTCTTGATGAAGCATCTGCGGCTACCCGCGCTGCTGCTGATAATGCACGCCGTATGCGGCTACTTGAACAAGACCGCAAAGCTGCAATAGGCGCAGAACAATCCGTAGATGCAGCAACAAAGTCTGCCGCAATTGCAGACAAGTTTGCCAAAGAAATTGCTTTAGCGCAAGATGCTGCTCGGTTGAACCAAGCCAAAATGACAGGCGCTGCTCAAGGTTTAGCTATGACTCAAGCGGCTGACAAAGCCAATTTGATCCCTAGAGGTGGTGCAGATATTGGCACTTTAACACCCAACGAAAATATTAAGGAAAGTGTTTTTGATCCAAATTTTGGCGGCAAACTACCCCCAGATGTTAAAAAAGATATTGTTGATGATCTAAAAGAAAAAACCGGTGCGTCTACAGCCGAACTTAAAAAACAAGCCGCTGACAGCGGTATGGACTTCAACAGTTTTCTGTTCCGTTTTGGTTTGGGTCTGCTGGCAGGAGAATCACAGTACGCTTCGGTAAACGCAGGCAAAGCAGGACTTGGCGCTTTGGATGCAGAATTGGCCTCGCAAAAACTCAAACAGTCTGCTGCCACCACGCAAGCCGATATTGCGTACAAAGAAGCTATGGCTGCGCAAGCCAAGATGCCTGCGGGTGAAGTCCAGATGATTGAAAGGTACGCTAACGATCCTAAGTTTCGTAAAGCGGTTGATATGATGGCTGCTGCTAAACGTGAACCAATGACTCGTGAAACCCTGTTCAAAGAGTACATCAAGTCTCCCGTTGCAAGTATCAAACCGTTTTCTGAATATGTGTCAGAATACGAAAAAGAATTTGGGCCGCTGGGTGCGGGTGTTCCTACGGGAGTCATCGTCAGCCGCGCAGGACAAACATAAACCAGAGAGGCGTAAATGCCGCAGTACAAAGTCGAGATTCCGGGTCAAGGCACATTTAATGTTGACTCCCCGGAAGAGCTAACCGATGCACAGGTCTATGCAGCGGTTCGACAACAACTGCGCTCTGAAGTTTCTGAAGCACCACAAGAAGTAGCTGCGCCAACCATTGGTGGGCAGACCAAAGAATTTTTTAAAGGGTTGCTTCCCGGCGGTATTGGCTTAGTTGAACAAGCTGGTATGGGTATATCAGCACTGCTGCCCGAAGAACAAGAAAAAGCTACACAACAATACATTAAAGAAGCTGCGGCTACAGCCAAAGCTCCGTTTGCCGCTGCGCCGGGGTATGAGGACACAATAGGGCGTAAGTTTGGTGAAGCTACGGGTTCAATAGTTCCGTTTCTTGCCACTGGCCCGTTTGGTATGGCGGGGCGTGTAGCTGGTTACGGACTTGGTATTGGTGCTGGCGCTGGCACACAGGTAGAGAAATCTGCCGCTGAAGGCGCAACTGAAGAACAACAAACCGCCGCTACTGCGTTGGGTTCCGTGGTTGGTGCTTCAGAAATGTTTGCGCCTGCTCGCATCCTTAAACGTATTGCAGAACCTCTAGCCGCAGGCGCTGCCGCGCTTGTAAAACGTGCGTTGATGGCGGGTGGAGAAGAAGCTGCACAAGAAGCCGCAGCGCAGGCAGCACAGAACCTTATCAGCAAAGGTATATACAAACCTGAACAAGAGATTATTGAGCAGGTTGGTGAGTCTGCCGCTTACGGCGGTGCTGTTGGTGCATTAGCACAAGGCTTGTTAGATTTGGCGCTGGGGCGCAGAGTTCGCGGCGCTCCTTCTGAACAACCCGAGGCAGGTGAAACTGCTGCCCCTCCTGAACCGGGCGCGCCTGTTGCTCCCACTACTCCTGAGGAGGAGGTGCCCGAGCCTACTTTACAGCAACCTGTTCCTGAGAAAGATATCAAAGAACCCGTGCTCCCCGGAGCCGCTGCATCGTTTAAAGAACGCTTGGATCAGCGCAAACAGCTTGAGAAAGCCGTTGCCCCCTATGAAAAAGAACAGGCTCGTGTAGCCGCCTTGACCCCGTTTGACTACCTGATGGAGCAGACAGGTGAGGTGCCCAAACCCGCAAAAGTCAAAGAAGGTGAAGGAGTTGTTACCGCCGATATGACCGGCCTGCCTTACGCCATGAAGTTTGCCAAGAAGCAGATTGAAGCCGCCAAGTACAACGAGATTGAGCCGGACGTTTCCAAATACATTGAGTATTTGATTACAAAGCCTGAATACGCCGACATTTTGGCCAAGCAAGTCAAACAACTGCCGGGGCTAAATGCCAAACAAAGCAAGTCCGTGTTGGCCGCTTTGCCATCAGCGTTGAAGTTACGAGCCGAAGCAGAAGCCAAGAAAACCGCAGAAACAGAGAAACCTGCCGAGACTCTTGATAAAGATTTAAGCCACCTTGAACCTTTGTTTAATAAGGCTTTTGAAGGTAAAGCACCCATCATTGAGGTCAACGAAAACCTCATGCCAACCCGCAACGCCAAGATAGTGCGGGAGAATGTCAATACTTTACTGCAACAAGCTGATGATGTAGAAGCAGCATACAGGGCTGCGCGGCGTGCTGGTAATAGGGCGGCAGCGGTCTCTGCTTTTGCGCAGAAGCAAATCATTACCAAGAAGCTCAACGCACTGACTGAGGAAACTCCTGCCGGTGATTTGACTGCTGGAAAACAAAAACCTCCGGGAGAGATTGATACCCGCGCTTCTTACGCCAGAGAAGTTGTGCAGCTACGCCGCCAACAGCAGAAGGCTCTAGAGGACATTGAGGTCACGCTTAATACGCTCCGTGCTGGCGATGTGATGGGCAGAGAGATTGAACCCGTCCGTGACCCTGAAACGGGCCAGATCACCATGAAGCCGGTTGAGATTGGCAAAGGTGTAGCAGGTGCATCGGGCGCTGTGCTGGCACAACGTGCTGAGACTTTGCGTGGGGACTACATCAACGCTTTGCTAAAGGAAGCGGCAACACATCGCCGTGCGCTGGGCAAAGCCCCCATTACCGTGGACGAAGCCACCAAAGCCGCCTCACGGGTGTATGACGTTGTAAGTGAGTGGATTGAACGCTCTAAAGCCAAGCCGTTGCCAAGGTTTGTTGAGAAGCCCGAGTTTGTAGAAAAGATTGTTCAGCCTGCCCAAAAACGTGCAGGCAAGATCATTAGAGGCGCTGTTACTGAACGGGCATACAGTGAAAAGCCTCCAGCCAAAGCTCCTGAAGGACAGGACTTTACTACCGGTAAATGGGAGAAGTTCCCCACAGGCAAGCCAAACCCACCTTTTGTTTGGGAATTTATAGACAGCCGCCCAGTAGAAGGCCGGTTCAACGAAATTGCAAGGCTGAGCGACAAGGAAGTCAAGCACTTCAAGGCTCAGATCGACAACGTAGTCAAGGACTTAGAAGAGATTCCGTCCGAAGTTTCACGTGAAACACCTCTGTTAAAGCAACAGTTTGCTGGTACTGAGGCGCAAAAGACAGCCGAAGCCAAGGGTGAGACAGCCACAACTGTGGGCGGAGAACTACGCCGTCGTACAGAATTTGTGCGCAACTTGATGGCTAAGCCGCCTCTCAAGCCGTTGACAGAAGAAACCCGCAAAACTTTAAACCTGAAGCTGCTTGATCGTGCCGTTGACATTATGGACAGCGGCAAAGCCTCACGCGGTTTGTTGGACGCTGTTGAACCTATTGTTACAAACTTGGCTGAAGGCCGTGAGGTTCTTCCCCAAGATATACGGGCGCTTGATGATGCCATAAAGCTGTATGAACGTACAGCCCAAGAGGGTGAGATTGCTGGTGAAGGTGCGGCTGGTCAAGGTCAGTTGTTCCCTGAGACTCGCAAAGACATTGGTTATATCCGCGCCACTCCTGCCAACTTTGCCAAGTCACCACAGATCAAACCTGTATGGGAAGCGTTAGAGCAGTCCCGCAAGCTCAAGGCAGAGCTAGACCAGAAGACCAAAATAGATAAAGCCAAGGCCGTTGTAGCCATCAATGAAATTGAAAGCCTTACAACATTGGTTGACAACATTAAGAAGGACACCAAGTTCTTTTGGGCAGACACTACCAAGTGGTCAAACCAAGCGTTGGCTAAAGCGTTTGTTCAGTTTCCCGATATTGGTAAGACAGCCGAAGAGCAGGCGCTTGTTGACATTTACCTTAAAAGTCCCAAGAGTCTTTCTGCCGCAGATGCGGCTAAAGTTAAAGAACTTGTGTCTGCGTTCAACACAAAAGCGTTGCCACAGTACAAAGAAAAATTAAACCAAGCAGTGCAAATGCTTGCCCAAGGTGAACGTCTTAACGACGTTGACAACCGGTTGCTTGGTTTTATGCAAGACACTAACAAAAGTGTTCGTGAAGCAGCAGAAGCTAAGAAACAAGCGCTTGCCCCTTTGCAGGAAGCACTGGATAGGATTAAGGTCGCGCTCAAAGCGTCGCCTGTTTTGACAGAAGCTCAAAAAGATGCACTTGGTTTAGAAGGCAAGATCAGCGACCAGCGTGCTAAGTACGGTCAGTCTGTTGAAGCAGCTATCAAAAAGACCAACGACCAAATGGTTGCAGCAAGAGACGCCATCCTTAACCCACAAATTGAGCCAGTGCTGCGCTCACTCAAAGCCGCAGGTACGCGTCTTGAAAAAGTGTTGGATGAAATTGTTAACGCAGAAAAAACGTTTGATGCAATGCTGGAGACCAAGGGCGGCGAAGAACGCCTGCTGAGTTCTCCGTATCAAGTTGAGAGCTTGCGCAAGAACAAAGAAACTGCTGAAAAACTTATTGACCAGATTCAAGAACAGTCAAAGATATACGAAGACTTGCTCACGCAAAAGAATGAAGACTTCACACGTAGTTCAATAGCCGTGCAGGCTATGCTGGACAAGAACGTCAAGTACGAGCGTGAGTATCTGGAAATACTTGAGGGGCAGCTTGCGTTTGTGCGTGGTGAAAACATTGATGCAATGCAAGAAAAGCCGGGCGAGCGCCGGATGTTTGAGAAAGTTGTGTCTACGCAGAAGTATCCGTTTGCTGCTCGCCGCGCTGAAGAAGCAATCAAAGCTCAACGTGCCGCGTTGGAGTCCGCAAAGAAACGTGCAGACGAGTTCAAGAAGGACACAGCGGATACTAAAGTCAAGCTTGAAAAGACTCAGAAACAAGCCGCAACAGATATTGCAGATAAATTGCCCGGCGTTCAGATGTCGCAAGGCGAAGTTAGCAAACTTAAAACTGCGGCTGAGAAAGAAGCTGAGGCAAAAAACAAGGCCGAGCTTGACCTTACCGCTGAGACCATTGATGCTGGCAGACGCGCTCAGATAAAGCAGACACAGCTTGATGAATTAAACACTGAGCTTGAGAATCTATACCTTGACTTTGCTGGGCGTGCTGGCCCAACAGACCCTGCTATGTTGCAGGAGTTTGCGCGTAACAAGAAGAAGTCACCCGCTACACGTGCGTATGCACAAGCCAAGCTTGACCTGTATAACAAGATTGAAATCCTTGAAGCGCAAGAAGATTCAATCAAAACAGGTAAGCCTTTTAGAAAGCCACGCACAGCCACTACGCCGAGCACTGCCGCGTTGGCGGGAGCCAAAGAGTTTCGTTCAGGTTCTGATGCTCAGCGTGAGCAACGTCAGAAACGCGTTGATGCGGCAATTGACAAAGAGTACGCACGTTACGAACGGCTTGAAACAAAAGCCACAATGCAGGCAGACAAAGAAGCACGCAAGTATGCTGAGGATTTGTTTGAGAGCGACGACTACATTGAGCCGTCTAGACAGAGCTACGAGTTCTCACGCGGTGTCCCATCGACAGGCTTGACCAAGGCGGAGCTTGAAGCTGAGCTTACTGCTGGTATGGGGGAGCCTGTTACTGGTCGCGGTAAAGAAGCGCAGGTTAATCGTGCACTGAGTGTGTATGAGAATCTTGACGAATACTTAAGCCAGTTTAAAGATGCCACACGTCAAAAACTAGAAGGCCAAATTCCATCAGACGCTAAAGGTTTTGTGCAAGACGGCAAGGCGGTACTGTTTGCCAACAACATAGCCAAAGGCGAAGGTCTGGGCGTATTGCTCCACGAAGTCGGCGTGCACATAGGTTTCCGCAATTTCTTTAACCAAGCTCAATACAACGCTTTGGTTAAGACAGTTAAATCATGGGCTGCGCGTGAAGACGGTTCTATGGAAGCGCGTGTTGGTAAAGCCGCAATGGATAGAGTTAAAGCTGCTGAGACACCTGCAAACCAAATTGATGATGAGCTTTTAGCGTATGCCGTTGAAGAGGCAATGAAAGCTGGGGTCGAGCCAGAAGGCGTGAAGAAAGGTTCTGCTGTGCAGAACTGGTTGCGCATGGTGGTCGATGCGTTTAGAAAAGCGCTTGAGAAGTTTGGCATCAACGCCAAGAACTTGACTGCTGGTGACTTGGTTAACTTTGCTTACGGTGCGGCACAGCTTGAACTCAAAGGAACTTGGCACGGCACTGGCGTAGAGTTCAAAGAGTTTGACCATTCATATATGAGTACCGGTGAAGGCCATCAAGCATTTGGCTATGGCACATATCGTGCACAACAAAAAGGTATTGGTCAAAATTATCAACGTATTGCGGCAGAAAACCAAACTGAAAAATGGATGGAGCGCCCAGATGTAAAAGAATGGTATGAAACACAAGCACCAAAATTTACAGGTACGTTGCCTGAAGGAACGCCTGATTGGATTTTAGACTACGCTTTGTTTGAAGCCGCCACAGTGAGTGGTTCTTACATAACTTCCAACCCTTACAAAGCTTTTAAAGATACTTTTAAAAACAACATAAAAGAATTAACGGATTTGCGTAAAGACGGTAGGCCTGAAGCAGCTTTTAAAGATGCTACTGATGCTGAGTTTAAAAACAAACTTAAAGAACTTGAAAATTATGCAGAAACTGCGGATGAGCATTTGGTTGCTGTTTATGATCAACCTGTGTACAAAGGCAAACCGTATTACGAAATCTACAACACAAACCCAACAGCCGGTAATGTTATACATATGTTTGAACGATTACGGGATAAAAATAACGGAGTGGCACCAACTTGGAAAGAGGCTATTGAAAAAGCAAAAGTTGACGCTGGCATTATGTCAGACAGTTTTAAAGATACCCCAGAAGACCGTGTTTTTTACGATCGTTACAAACAAGTTTATGACACTATAGACAGCCTTGACGTAAATGATTTTAAATACAACCCGCCGTCTGGCCCCCCCGTGCCAGCGCCAGTTGGTTATTTGATGCGCACGTTGCATACGCGTCCAGAAAACGAATACGTTCATTGGGACGACCTTGCAGACAAACAACCACCGGTTATCAAAGCCGTATTTAAGCGCATCTATGATTCATTGACCTCACCACAAAAAGGATTTTTTGATCGTGCTATAGGCACGTCCCCGCCTGATCGCCAAAATGGGCAGGACTTGTACCAAGCGTTGAGCGCTGTATTTGAAAAGTCCGGCACACCAAGCAAATTGTCTGACATGATGGCGTCTGAAATGTTGTACGCCGAAGGTGTTGCAGGCATTAAGTTTTTTGACAATCCCTCAAGACAAACAAAAAAAGGTACGTTTAATTACGTTGACTTTGGCGACAAAGAAGAGGGCGCTCAAATACTTGGTGTTGACCTTGAGCCTGTTGGGAAGACCAAAGAGATGCTGTTCTCCCGCGCTGTTGCCCCGGGGTTTGAGGATGCGCTGAACACAGCCAACGACATCATTGCTAAGCCTAAAACAGTCCGTCAACGGGTTGAGGCTAACCTTGGTCTGGCGTTCCGTACACAGGTACTGGACAGACTGGCTCCTCTGGAACAAATTGCCAAGACTATGCTTGACCCCCTCAAGGGTACGCAGATGATGTACTACCTGCGCATGTCAGACCAGCGCATGTCCTTTGTTCAGCAAGCTGTTGGTCGTGGCGTTCCACAACTTGTTGGTTACAAGCGCAAAGACGGACAGACTGAGTACCTAATCGAAAGCAAAGAAGGCGTTAACTTGTCGTCTGTGGTCGACACCTTGAAGGACGCACCCGGCATGAATGCTGAAGCAGCCAATAAGTTGTTCACGCTGTACTTGGCTGGCAAACGTGCTGATCGTGTTGGCTACAACAAGCTGAACTTCTCCAAGACAGAAGCTGAGATACGCAGTGCCGTTAAACAAATTGAAAGTAACAAAGAACTGCTAGGCGTGTTTGAAAAAGCACGCACCCAATACAACAACTACAACCGCAACTTGATGAAGTTCATGGAGTCTACGGGCGCTATGTCTAAGGAAGTTGCTGAACAGCTTGCCAGCACCAACGACTACATTCCCTATTACCGTGAGCGCAACGGCAACGCCGAACTGGTCATTGGCGGTGAAGGCACGTTCAAGATGGGTAGTCTTAAAGATCAACCACAACTGAAAGAGTTGATTGGTGGTGAAGAAAAGATTATGGACTTTCTGACAAGCTCAGTGGAGAACACGTCCATCATTATGGATATTGGCTTGCGCAACAAGGCTACTACCAATGCTATGTTTGAGTTGGTTGATCTGGGTATTGCCCGATTTGTTAAGCCTGACTCAACTGGCCCCAACATTGTGCGCTTTAAAGATCGCGGTGAAGAGAAGGCGGTTGAGATTAACACACGCAATACCGATTTTCCCGCCGACTTACTGGTCAAAGGGCTTGAAGGTATTCCTGTAAACAACTCTGCACTTATCAGAGCTATGGGCGTCCCATCTACTTTCTTGCGTAAAGCTATTACCCTAAACCCGCTGTACTCTTTGCGTCAGATATTCCGTGACTCTGTTGCGGCTCCTCTGCTGTCCGGCGCAGACATGTTGCCCATCATTGGCGCTCTCAAACAAATTGGTGCGTCGGCAACAAAAGAAAAGCTGGAGGCTCGCGGCATTGTTGGTGGGCAAGTATTTACTGGCACAAACGAAGACCTTACAACCATCCTCAGAGAATTCCAGTCAGGCAAGATGGGGCTGTCTCAGTTGATGGCACGCGCTGAAGGTATTGCAATGGAAGCTGACGCGTCTACTCGCCGTGCTCAGTACGACTCATACATCAAGCAAGGGCTGTCCGAGATGGAAGCTACGCTGATGTCGCTGGAGTCAATGAACTTCAACCGCAAAGGCTTGTCGCCCAGCGTGCGCATGGCGTCTACGCTGATACCTTTCTTCAACGCCCAGTTGCAAGGCTTGGACGTTTTGTATCGTGCCATGACAGGCAAGATGCCGTTCAACGAGCGCTTAGACATTCAAGGGAAACTGTACCGCCGTGGCATGTTGTTGGCTGGCACAGCCGTGGCTTACGCCCTGCTCATGCAGGACGACGAGGCCTACAAGAACGCTAACCCTGATGAGAAGTATGGCAACTTCTTTGTGCGCATCCCCGGATTAAAAGAACCTATGCGTATCCCAATCCCGTTTGAGATCGGTTATATCTTTAAAGCTCTGCCCGAAGCTATGGTCAACATTATGGCAAACAAGCAAGGCGATGAGGAAGCATACAAAGCATTCAAACAGATTGTGCTTCAGACCATACCGGGCGGCACCTCTTTGTTTATACCTGCCGCTGTGAAACCTGCGATTGAAAACGTGGCCAACTACTCGTTCTTTACTGGGCGCTCACTTGAGACCAAGCGTGAACAGAATCTTGAGGCGGCTTACCGCTACCGAGACAACACTTCTGAGATTGCCAAGTTCATTGGTCAGGCTGGCAATGTGTCACCTATCAAAATAGAAAACCTGATACGCGGCTACACCGGCTCTATGGGTATGGCGCTGGCTCAGAGCTTTAACATAGCGATGCCAACACCCAAGGGCACACCAGAGCAAGCTACCAAGCGTTTGTCCGAAACTGCTGTGATTGGCCCTCTGTTCCAACCCAACGATGCTGGCGGTATTGTTGGTGCTGTCTATGACCGCATGACTGAAGTAAAGGAAATTAAGAACACGTTTGATGAGTTGGTGAAAGATGGTCGTAAGGCTGAGGCCAAAGAATATCTCCAAAAGAACCTTAACGACTACGCCGCGTCAGCAGTGGGCGGCAACGCTCAACAGCAGATGACTTTGATTACTCAAGCAATGAATGCAGTCAAAGCGTCCAATCTTTCTCCAGATCAGAAGCGGGCAAAGCTTGACGAGTTGCAGGCTTTGCGTATAAAGATCGCCACGAACATCCGGGAAGTCTTCGATAAAACCACACTCCCAGCATCCCGTCCTTAACACCGGGTATGCCATAAACTTTAAAGGGTTGGGGAACGGAGGCGCGTAGCCCCCGTTCCTTTATTTCCACAAGATTTAAACCGGGCACAAAGAACCCATCACCCGGCTCAAGCTTCTCCCACGGATACATTATTACCATTGAAGTGTTCTTCCTCAAACGTGATGTGCATTGCATTGACTCTCATGACAGGGCCGTTGGTTTTGCCTAGCATGTCTTTCTTGGTGTACTTGACGCGGAACATCTTCTCCATCTGCTTCTTGAACTCGTCGTAGCTAAAGCTCATGCTGACGCAATGCTTCTTGAGTAGCTGTTCCTCAATGTAGTACTCCCTGAACCCGTCAGCAAGCGTGCCATGCTCCACACGCCCCAACACCTTAGACCTAGTGAGCGACTTGTCAACTGACTCGCCATCTCCCCATGCAGCCAGCAATCGACCATCTGCTTTCTTGATGATGATAAAGCTGCCGTAGTTGTCGCCGGTATAAGCATTGAGCACGTCCTCGGCGGTGCGCACACTGCCACGGATGATGCCGCGTGCTTTGTCCACAACGAGTTTCAAAGCGTTGATGACTTTCTGTACTTCCACATCAATGATGTTGGCGTAGTCTCTGCGTAACAGAATAGCAGACGCAACAATTACAGTACAGCCAGCGTGCCAGTAGCGCTCGTCGTCATCAAAGTCCATAACCTTTTTCAAATGTGCGTGCGTCTTGGCAACTACTTCCTTAGCAACATCTTGGTGCTTGGTCAGCCATCTCACCCACGCTTCACCGGCCACGCCATAGTGACGCTTTATGTCCAGCAGGACTTCACGCTCTTTAGGAGTCCACACCAGCTTTATGTTTGGGTTCCACTCCAGCATACGCAGAAGCTCACCGTTTGAACTAAACTTCCTTGCGCCAGCCATGTAGTCGGTCAGGCTTTCGTTGGAGGTCATGGTGCAGGTGGTTTTCCAAGACGTGTTGTTGAGACGCTCCTTGTTGGCTCCCGCCTCCATACGCTCCTTGCCCTGCGCTTCAGCAAAGTCAAAGATAAACACTGGTGCCCATTCCATGTTGGCACGTTGGGTGTTGGTAATCTCGTCCACAAGCAGAGGCATACTGTTGAGCAAGCCAGCGCGTTGTTGCATGGCTACTGGGGATGTGCCTTTGCCTGTCCTATACCTCAGGGGGTGACCCCACACACCAGCCTTGGCGCTCAGAACCAGCGACTTACCAGTACCAGATTCCCTAGAGCCAATGTGCCACACAAAACCTTCGTACTCGGTAAACCGCATCAATGACGCACCAAACGAGTCTAGACACACAGCCAGCGCCGTCTCCATGTTGGGCTTGTCCACAAAGATGGTCTGCCACATCTTCTTCCATGTCTGCAAGTCACCATCGCTGTTGGTGTTGCGGTTGATGTTCTCCAGACCGGGCATGGGGATGCGTGTCTCTCTGCCGTCACTGGTGAACACACGATTGTTGTAGACAAAGCTGTTGTCTTCCTGCCAGCCGCATTGATAGGGCACGACGATGGGCTTCTTGGCCTGCGATGCCTCACCCACACAAGCACGCACATACTCATAAAGCTGTTTGTCGTAGCCTGCAAAGGTGGACACGATGTTCTGACTGGCTAACCACTTGAGTGTCTCGTCCCTACTGACAATAGATTTCTGTGGGAAGTTCAACGTCAGCACACCTTCAGGACGCACAGCGGCCATGTGAACCAAGTGATCGCTCTCCATCTTGAGCAGATCAACCACAAACAAGTCGTAAGGAACAAGCTGGATGGTCTTCTTACTTTTCTTGCCCTCCTCGTCTGCCTCCTCCTTGACGAAGTACACACCGCCGTTCTCGCCGTAGCTGTAACCCCTTGGTGGGAGTGGGCGTCTTACTGCGGGTATGTTGTCGGGGTCGTCGCTCTCCTCACTCTCGTCCAGCGCAAAGAACTCCTCCTCAACAAACTCCTCGCTGACAGTTGACAGAGGAATTACTTTCTCTGTGTTGTCTGCTTTGAGTTCCCGCCCCAGTATCAACGGGTTGGTGATCTTGCCCCAGTGTGGACAACCTGTGCATATCCCGGGATTGAGTGAGTCCATCGCCACGCAGGAGTACGGCCCTTTGATCTCAGACAACTTTTGTTGCATCCGATCTAGCGGGTATGGGTGCATCTCTGACAGCCACACAGCCTTTTCATCGCCGTCATTGCAGACCTTGGCCCAAGAGAGCAGACCGCGCCATACAGGTTCCTTGCCGTCATCCTGCGCCGTGTTGAGATAGTCCACAACCTGACCGCACTTCGACTCAAAGCTGGCAAACAGCGTGGTGCTGTTCTCAATGAGCTTGACTTGCGCCTTGGTCATTGCCTTTGAGGGACGTGCGCCCGGCAGGGAAAGTGTCTCGACCCTTTGTATTGGCTTAGCTTTTTCAACAAGGTGTTTGTCGATGAGCGCCGCAATGTCTTCAAACTTAAAGATGTCGCCCTCGGCCAGCAGTTTTACTGGCATTGGCTTGCTGTACTTCTTCTTGTGATTGAAAGTTTCTGGGAAGCGCATTACCCTTGCGGAGTCAGACGTCACCGACATGTCAATAGACATTTTCTCCTGCGCACACAGACGTTTCAAGTTGTCAGCAACAGGTTTCCAAACATCAGTTGGCAGTTCTTCTGTCAGAGGCCAATAACAATGCAGTCCACCCCCTGAAGACACAATCCACGGCTTGCCTAGTTCAGACAAGCCAACCTTCTCCATAAAGGCATCCAACGCAAGGGCGGCGGCTTTCTTGGACTCGTACCCATCCATGTCAATGAAGAACGCTTTGATCTTCAGCGTGTTCTCTGCCGTGCGCTTACCTACCTTTGCAAAAGTGGATAAAGCAAAGAAAATGTTGTAGTCGGCTTTGTTCCAGCGGTCTACATGAGGGAGTAAGTCCTCAAGTTTTTCAACAAAGGCATGTTCGTTCTTTCTGGTAAGTTCGACCGCGCAGTAGTACCCCGTACCCGGAGACGGAAGAACCACCGCTAGAAATTCAAGCGGAGTCATATCTGTCCTTTGGGTTATTTGAAGTCGTCTGTCGCGTGGTCTACGCCTTGGGCAAAGCCGTCCTCAAAGCCTTCGTGAAAAGCCTTCTCTTTGCTGTCAATAAGTTCAGCCGTGCGTTCCACAAGCACCTCAATCCAATCAGGGGTAACTTTGTCAAAACCAATGATGTAGATATAGCGCAGAAGTTCGTTGTTGCTCAGTTGTCGAGGCTGAATACTTTGCATGTTTTTCTCCAAGCCTCGTCGGCGCTACTAGATGTTTGCAGGATTTTGAGAAGCGAACTGACAACAGGCCGGTACGCTACGAAGACTTCACCACCACCGAACCAGTTGTAAACAGACTGCCGTGAAGCGCCTGTTGCCTTGGCTATTTTGATGACTGGGAAATTGTGATGGACAGCCCAGCGCCCGAGTTGGTTGCCCAACGTCTTTGGCGCTTTCATGACCATGTTGATTGTTTGAGTTGAGTAAGCCATTTTGATAGGGGCTTGCGCCCCACCCCTTTCTTACTCGTCCCAATCGTCAACCATTGCCGCCAAGGATGACTTCTTGGCAGGCACGGCACTAGGCTTCTTCTCTTCCTTGCGGACAGTAGGCTCTTCGCTCTCGTCTTCAGCAACAGGCTCGGCCTTGGCTTTCTTAGCTTTGGGTGCGGGTGCTGGCGCTTCTTCCTCTTCTTCAGCCGCCACCTTAACGGTTGGGCGCTTGCCGCCAATAGCTAAAGGAGCCGCCACATTGTCCATCTTGGCAACAGACATGGTGATAGCTTTCTGTGCCTCAGGGGTCTGACCTTTCTCCACAATGTTGGGGTACTCGTCATCGTTCAACCAGCGCATAGCCTTAAAGAACAGCTTGGGGGACTCTGACTTGGTATCAAACTTCAAGCGTGTCACAACCTCGCTGGGGTCAACAGGGTTGGGGGTCTGCGCCAACAAGAAGCGAGCGTAGGCTTGCAGGGGGCGGTTGTCACCTTCTTCTTTACCAAAGATTGACTTGGCTGGCAGAGTCAGTTGCAGTACATCTCCCTCCATGTCGTTGGCAAGAACCACAGCAACGCGTTGTTGAAAGCGGCAAGCACGGCTGTTATTTTGACCGGAACCGGCGACATTCTGAGCGCAGTCCGCGCAGGTGGCGGCTTGTTTGTTGGATGCGTCAGCGCTTGGCTTTTTACCATCGCTAGACCAGCAGTCAGGCGCATTGGATTCGCCGTCATAAGACTTCATGTAGAACACACGTCCGATGTCGGGTGCAGCCGCGACAATCACCACATCAAGGTAGCGTTCTTCGATAGCGGCAACTTCTTTGCCAGCGCTATACAAACGGAACACACCGCCTTTGATTGAGATGCGTTTGCCGCCATCACTACCGCCACTGCCAGCGAGGGCTTTGGCTACAGCAGACAGACCTGTGCGGTTTTTTACAAATGCAGGAACCGCGTCCTGATTAAAAATGGTCACGTTACTCACGTTATATTTCTCCTGATTACTTGGTTGGTTTACGAACAGAGATTGCGTACTCAGATACTGAGTTCAATCCGGGGGGTACGAGGCCGGGGTTCTCTTCAAGGAATGTCGACATGTTGGTCTGCGCGATGCGCTTCTCAAGCAAGTCAACTGCTTCGTGCTGAAGCACAAAGGTCTTGAACGAGTCCCAGTCTTGTGTGTTGTAGCGTGTCTTGGTAGACAGCACCACAGTGCCTTGGTCAGTGCGCACAGAGGACACGCCTAGTGCAAGCATCTGATCTTTGAGTGCAATCTTTACGGTGTCTTGTTGCCGCTTTAATTCCTCAACTTCATTTTCGTACGCTTGAGTTAGCTCTTGAATTCGAGCCGCCATCTTGCGGTACACCTTAGCCAGTTTGTCCATTGGAATGGCGGCTAATTCTTTGCTCTCCTCTACGGGAGGCGCTTCATCATCTATGACTGAGGTCATTTACTTCTCCTATTTTTTGTCTAAGGTTTAACATCATACACGGAACAAATTCTCATGCAACTCCTTTCTTAAATATTTTTTACTTCACTATCAAACATGCCGACAAGCAACGCGTGGTCAGTAACTTTAGCGGCCATTGCCTTGAATAGTTTTTTCTCAATGGGGCTTGACTCAATGTGTACCACAGTAACTTTGTCAGAGTCTTGACCTTTGCGATCTGCGCGAGCAATACATTGTGTATACATCTCAACAGACATCAGAGGCCCAAAGAATACAACTGTGTCAGCGGCAGTCAGGGTAATCCCGTGGGCAGTTGCTTGGGGTTGCAACACGAGCACGCGTATCTTGTCAGTAGTCTGAAAGTCCGCAATTATCTGACCGCGTTTTGTTGCTGTAACGTCGCCATGAATCTGCCCCACGGCAAAGCCATTGCCTGACAAGTGCCGCACGATAGACTCAATGCTTGACCTGAACAGCGCAAAGATGATGACCTTCCTCTGTGTCTCCTCAAGCACCTCGTCCAACACATTGAGGCGTGGGGACGCATCGAACTCCACAACTTCTTTGTCGTCTGTATACGCCGCACCGCAGGATATTTGTAGCAACTTGTTTACAGCAACACCGGCATTGACTGCGCTGATTGTCTCCCCCGCCGCACGCACCATCATCTGCTCTTTGAGTAGGCGGTAGTATTTGTTTTGCTGGGGTGTCATGGGCACCTCACGCGTCACCGTGATAACAGGTGGTAGGTCAAGGCACTGATCTTTTGTAAAACGTATTGCCGGTTGAAGCACTTCGTACACCATGTCGCGTGCGTTGGCTTTGGGTGCCCACTTGAACATGCTGATCTTGTTCATCACCTTGTCGCGCCATGCAGTCTGGAACTTGGGCACGCCTGTGGGGTTGACCAGCCGAGCTAAGCCATACGCATCCACAGGAGACTGTGAGGCAGGAGTGCCGGTCATCATCCACAGATGTGTGTCGGGTCTGATGATTGATGCCAACGCCTTCCATCGCCGCGTAGATGGGTTCTTGTATGCGTTTGCCTCATCGACAATCACAAGGTCAAAACGCCCATCATTGATGATCTCAGAGGCAATCAGGTTGAGTCCATCGTAGTTGGCAATGACGAACTCGTAGTCTTGTTGAATCATCTCTATACGCCGTGATGCCTGTTGATGGTGCGCGACCACGGCGCTTCTGTGAATGATGCTTCGGTTGATGTCGCCCATCCATGCGCTGTGCATGATGGACAGGGGGCACAATATCAACACCCTGCGCACCTCGCCCTTGTTCATCAAGTAGTCTGCCGCCCACAAGGCAGAGAGCGTCTTACCAGTTCCGGGGTCGTTAAAACAGAACGATCTGCGGTTCAGAGTCATGAACGCGGAGGTTTCTATTTGGTGAGCCATTGGTATAAACTTGCCCGGCCAGTGGTAGCGCTTAGTGATGGGCGACGGCACATCTTTGACGCCAAGATTTTTGAGCACGCGTGTCTCATCAAGTCCCCAGTACACAGCCACTTGATATACGCCGTCTTCATGACCAAGTACTTTGTGTTTGGGGATGATGCTGTATTTGTTGGGGTTGCGTGTGCGCAGTATCAGCGCTTTGTTGTCAACGATTTCCATTACGCATCTTCCCTCAACCGCGCCCACGGCGTGTTGCTTTCTCTGAACTCAATCTCTTCCATCAGTTTGTTTCTGTGAAGTCTTGATGATGCGTCCATCCAAAACTCATCATCTATTTCAGATACATCAACCCACAAGTCTCCGTACTTTGCTCTCCACATATTTGCCAGTGTTGATAGCGGCACGATATATGCTTCACGCGTATTGGGGTTGTCTACTTTCATACCGGCGTATGGTTTTCTTGGTCTTATCACTTCTCTTGCATAAACGGACATGTCTTCTAAGTCTTCTGTCAGTTGTTGACCAAGCGTTTTCATCTTTCCCATTTGCTTCTCCTGTTTTATTCTGGCATCCGGCACACATAGCGTGCCCTGTCTGTTAAGAAATGAACTTCAACTTCTCCGAGTTGTTTAAGTCTCTTAAAAGCTACGCTAAAAAACGCATCCTCTTCTATTCGTTCTAACTCCACCCAGTCGTGTCCGAAACGCATCACCCAAATATTGACTAAGCTATCGACTGGGACATTGAACGCTTCGCTTTCGAGCATCGCACTTGTTATTTCACTAGAAACAAAAAGCCTTGCTCTTACTATGCCTGCGTGTATGGCGTTATTTAATACTGCGGTCTGACTTCCGCTTGAAGCTCCGATTGTCTGATGCGGACTTAACGCGTAAGTTACTCCTTGTTGTTGCCCCGCCTTTTGAAAGGGGCTGTTTGTGATCGACATCTTTTCCATCTCCTTTTTGTACGATACCTTCTTTCATAAGCATTGCGCGTGCTTTATTTCGAGCGGTTCTTTTTTTAATGATCTCAGGCTTCTGCTCATACTTTGCGTACGAGGGGCGGTCTGCGGGGTTCTTGTAAGGCATGAACGTTCCTTTATCTGACTTGGTTTAATTTTGCTAAATCCTGAAGGGCATCCACCACCCGTCGAGGTTGGGTCGCATCCATTTTCACGCGCATCACGTCGTGTGACAAGCGCATGGCCATGACTATCGCGCACTCGGGGTGAAACCATACGGCAACGAAACCTTCGGCCCACCCCTTTGGGAATGCTTTTTGAAACACAGGGTCTTTAGACTGCGACATCTGCCCATGACCTGAGTGCTCGATTCCGTGCTGGTCTTCTCTAACTTCTTCGTGACAGATGTGGCACTTGGTTGGTGTCATCTGATATTCATCTGGTTTGTACAAACTCATTTACTTCTCCTAATGTTTTGGATGAAATTCACACGTTTTTACAGCACACCAACCACACAGAGGCGTTTGGTTTGGGTTCCATACATCGTGCTCGAAGCATGACTCTAAGCGAGCGTAGCGTTCACGGTAGTCCCACCAGTGCTTCGCCGCCTCGTCAGATGACATGCTCATCTTGACCATATCATTTTTCACGATAAACATCAACGCCGAGTTGACTCTGCGGATGTGGGGGAAGTGGGCAAACACCATGATGGACATGAGAACAAGTTGGTCTCTGTCAGGATACTTGTTGTTGCCTGTTTTCCAATCAGCCACCCATGCCGTTAGGTTCTCATCATCAATGATGATTAAGTCTGCAATGCCTCTGACCCACACGTTGTCATCTCCCCAAGACACAGGGTTTAGGTTTGTATCCAGCGCCATCTCATACTCGGGCAGTCTGCGTCCTGCCTTTTTCAGCAACGCGTCAACAACAGGTTGGAACTGAGAGTGCTCGGGCGGTATGGGTTTGCCGTCCTTGATATACAACTCCAAGCTCTCATGCACCTGTGTGCCGTACCGCGTAGCCTCAGTCTCTACAAAGGGGTAGTTCTTCAAGACCTTGACTTCGTGATAGCGGCGCTGACACCCCTCAAAATCTTTGAGGGACGAGTGAGACCATGATGGTTTTTTCATAGTTTGGCTGTGTTAATAGCGTGTGATAAGTGGTTGGCAAACTTGCTTACAAACGATTCGTTGTCGCGTAATGGGTGATTCATCTCGTGCAAGATGCCATGCGTTAACTCGTGCCAAAAAGTGTCGTGTACTTCTTCGTCAGAGAACTTGATGTGCACCTCGGTTCCGTTACTGCGCTTGTATGTGGCGTGTGTAACAAGCTTCATAACATAGTTGTGGTAGTCAATCTGACCCATCTGTTTGCCGTTGATGAGGTTGTCATACATCTGCACCATGTAAGTCCTGCGACCGATGGTAATTTCTTTCGGTATCTTCACTTGCTTCTCCTTATGATTTTGCTAACCCATATCTACGGTGCGCACCACCGTCAGCGGCCAAAGGTATCCCCGGCATGTAACTCGGCTCCATAGTCATCTGCGCCAAGACCCAAGTCTTCGCGTCAACAACTTCTGCGTCAGGCACCAACACGATCTGTTCATCGTGCACAGTACCAACCACAGGGTATCTCTTTGTCACCCTCAACATTCCATCGGTCATGACAATGCGTGCCAATGCCTGCGTAACATTGTTTGTTATTTTTCCTGCATACAGCTTTGTTGCACGCTCTCCGTACACCCACTGCGTTCTGCCTTTACCGTCTGGCTCAGGGCGCAGATTTGGGTACAGGAGTTTCATTCCGTTTGGTAATTCTATCTCGCCTTCACGGAATGTCAAACACTTGTGTGTGTACTCTTTGCCCAAATACAGCGACTTGTGTATAAGCTCACTGAACAACGCCCACAGCGACACGATAGGCCAAGCAGTCCGGCGGTAGGAGTCAATGATTGCCTTGGCGGCAAGGGCATGAGTAAGTAGTTCTTTGTCAGAACAAGTGTGGGGGATGTCGAATAGCTTGTCGTCGTTGCCGTCCCACTCCACAAACTTCTGCGCGTACTCAGAGCTAACCCCTAACGCTTTCGCGAAGTCTTTTGAGTACCGTACAGGCGGCGCACCAAGGAATCCAGTAAGGAGTTGGGACGCAAACGATGCCCAGCCAAGGCCATACCCACATCCAAGCAATGCGCTCTTCGCCGATTGCCGTAAGTCTGGATGGCTTTCCTTAGTGAGTCCTGCGATGTTAAACATCTGAGCGCCGAACGCGGCGTAAGGGTCACCGCCAGCGCGGAAGATGTCGAGCATATCTTGGTAATCTGAAAGCCACGCGAGTACTCGCGGTTCAATTTGCGAGAGGTCACCGACGACAAGCTGATAGCCTTCGGGAGCCATAATTGCTTTGCGTAGGAAACTGCCTCGCTTGAGGTTTTGCATGTTGATTGCTGAACCTTTTGCCGCCGTCCAGCGACCCGAGAGAGCGCCGTAATACGATAGCGGAACAGGTAGTTTGCCACGCTGGGAGATATCAAGGAACCGTTGCGCACGCGTGCGTTCGGTGGTGGATTTAACTTTAAGGCGTGCTTCACAAAGGAGGGCAACGTCTTCACGTTCACCGTTGAGCAACGCTTGGAACAAGGCATCATTCTTTGCGAGAGCGAGCGTTTCTTTGCCGGTAGTTTTACTGACTTTAGTCGGGGCCACAACCCCGAGGCTTTGAAGTATGTTTGCAAACTTCGGGTTCGACGCAAGCTCAACCTCTTGTATG